GCAGAAAAGCCCTGATCCCGGCATTGTTTTGGTGCGTGCCGTTGCCCTGATGGTTGAAGCCACGTGGACTGAACCTCTACAAAGTTACATCAGGAAGTATGTTTGGTGGTTGATTGATGAGGGCGTGAAACCTTTTGAAGAGGTTGACTCCGTCACTTATCATCGTTGGTTGAGGAATATACCGACGTTATTCAACTGTAAGAAGTTTTGGCTTGGATTGGAGTGAACCCCTACTGAAAGCATGCTACCTATGGGTGGGGTTTAAAGTTTCAATTCTATGAATGCAAACTCAAAGAAGTCAAAGCGTGGGAAAGGATCCGCTACCGTCAGCGTTTCTGTCGGCGGAAAAGGAAAAGGGAAAGAAACCGTCGTCGTTAACGCCGGTCCAAGAAAGGCTACGTTTGGAGGTGTGTCCCGACAGAAGTCCGGAAGAGTTGCTCGCGTTGTTCGACCATCCACAATGCTTACAGCTCAACGACGGGAAAGGGCTAGTGCTGGGCGTTCAGGCGTCGCGCAGCGGGCGAACCGGGCGCGGTCGCGGTTCACGAAAAATTTGAACATTGATGAGCTCTTGGCTTATTTTATGGACACTTTTGGCGAGCCTGAGAATAATCTGCCCATTTTGCCCCCCTTGCTTTTTGAAGGGCGTGCTGCTTGTGCAAATCCACCTTTCTTATCACCTGCGCCCGATGTCACGGTCCCGCGGATTAACGCCACTGCCACCGACCCAAATTACTATTATTTTAATCTTGGGGAGATGATTGGGGTTGTTCGGCGCGATTTGCGCAATGCATACATTTTGATGGGTTTGCCTGGTGTTGCTTGGCACCGAGTTGCAAACTTTTCTGGCGCTAATGTCGTTAATACCACCACCACTGCGGCCCTTGGCGAGTGGCTCCCCTTTACACAGGCAACTTGCGCACAGAATCCCTACCAGCTTGCTACTGGTCCTGAGTGTGCGCGGAATGATGCAGATGGGCGTATTGCCATGTGGATTGATTGTAACCAGAATCGTGGTGGTGCGCCAGCTCAGGGCACCGGTTTTACTATTGGCGGCCTGATCCCCTTAACTTCGTATGTTGTTGAGTTTGCTCGTGAGCGCGCTGGTCAGGTTATTGTCTTGCAATCCACAATAACTACAACTGCTGGTGGTTTGTTTATTGTTGCATTGAATAATAATGCTCAGGGGTGGTATTCTATTCGTTTTACTGATGGTCAGGCAAACGGAATTCAGGGTCTCACCATCACATTTGTTGTGGACGGTTTTTGTCAGCCACTTTGGCATCTACCGGCCCCTGGTGTCGGCCAGAATCTCACCTCGATTTTGGCTGCTACCGCTGTTAGCGGTGCACTTATGATGACTAACGCAAGTGCAGTTTTATCCAAGGATGGATTGGCGCTTGGTTACCAGTGTCCTACTGGTGACACTTTTGAATCGTTAGCTTTTTCCGGTACCAATGATGTCACTACAACGGGTATCGCGAATGATTTGTTCACAGTTGTTTCTAGCAAGGTTGGTCGTACGCCTGAGGCTGCCCCAATGGGAGCCCGGGCTATGTTGCCCCCCCCTGCTCGTGACCAGTTGGTTGCTGAGGAGATCACTGATGGTGACCTCAACAATATGTTCTTGCCTTTTGAGAAGAACGATGAGACGGATGAGACTATCCTTGTTTTTAAGTTTGGTCCCGCTCCAACTGGTGCAGCGTCGAATGACGTGATGTATTACAACGGTGCCATTGGGTATCTCTGGACCACTGATAACCCTTTGATTGCGACATCGTTGCCATGGATTAAGCCCACACAGTATGACGATTTGTCAGCTATGGGCCCAAAGATCCTGCCACCTATTACCACGAATGCTCTACACATTAAGGAAATATGGAGTAAGATTCGTGGTGCTATGAAATTTGGTGGTGCCATTATGCCTGCTTTGGAGCTTGGTGCCGCTATCATTCCTGGTGGTCAGGCAGCTCTACCTTTTCTTGGCGGCATGCAGTCTGCGCTCACAGCTGGTAATTATTTAGCTGATGCTGGTGAGGCTGCTTTTGCTCGTGGGCGTGGTTAGGACGGATTGCGCGTGATGGCGCATCGTCCGGGGGAAGGAAAACCCCCTTTCGCAAGATAAAACAAACCGGCTTGGGGTGTTTGAGGGGGTGGTTTTATCACTTTCTTTTACACTCGCTCCTGGCTGTTGCAATATAAACCAATAAAATTGTGTGCTTAGAGAATAATTATCGAAGAACCGTAAGGTTTAGGTAATAAAACGTTAATAGGTCAGCGGAGCTTGAGCTCATGGCAACATTGCCGAAACGACGTTCGAAGAACACACTCAAAAATACTAAATTAACACAACACAGGTCTAGATTAATCACGAAACTGGTAGATTGTGCAATTGCAAATAGCCACCCCTGGCGACGCAGGTTTTTAGCACTTTGCTTTCCTCGCAAGTTATTTTGTTCAGGGATTTTGCCCGTTC